CCTGATGGAAACATTGGTACAGCTACAACTTACCCCTACGGTAACTTTGATTAATCTCTAGGGGCTTCGGCCCCTATCTTTAAACTTTAAGGAGATTATTCATGGCTACACCAAAGGCTAAGTCGATTACGCAACAAGGAAGGTATGAGCCTTTTGAGTTGCAAGTTGCCCGTGGGCAAATTGGGTTTCATAATGGCGTTAACATTTTTGGTTACCAGCCCTCTATCGGTACAAGTTTTATCCCAATTTGGGAAGTAACTTCTGCATATCCTGCATACCTAACAACTGCTTCCACATTCACAATTGCTAGCGCTTCTGCATCAGATCAAAATGCAGTGGTGTTGGTGACTGGACTGGACGCAAACTACAACGTATTGTCTGAGCAAGTGCTTATGACAACTTCAACACCAAGTGGTACAACCGTTGGCAAGTATTTACGCATCAATGGATTGACACTAACCACTCCCGGTTCTGGTCAAAAAACAAACGTAGGCCAGATCACCGCCACTGCTTCAAATAGCAGTGTGTACGCTTATATCAATGCAGGTATTGGCAAAAGTCAAATGGCTGTTTATTCTGTGCCCAACAACTCAGAATATGACTTTACGCAAATCACCATCAACACCAATAACGCATACACATCGTCTACAACTTTGACTTATCAAGCTGTGGCGTACAACAATGCAACCGGTGTTCAATTAAGTGTTTTGCAAGAGCCATTCATCAATAACTTCATTGTGACCAAAACAATCCCATTCAAGTTTGGCCCAAGGACTGATATTCAATGGCAATTGAAAGCAAGTACAGGAACCGTAGCTGCTGGTATTGTGGTTGAAGGTTATCAGATCTTTAACGTAGATTCTGGGAACACCTAATCATGGCTAAAACACCAGCATGGCAAAGAGCGGAAGGGAAGAACAAGAACGGTGGCTTAAACGCCAAGGGTCGTGCTTCGGCAAAGAAGGAGGGGATGAATTTAAAGCCTCCCCAACCCGAGGGCGGATCAAGGAAAAAGTCCTTCTGTGCGCGAATGAGCGGGATGAAAAAGAAACTAACATCAGCAAAGACAGCAAAAGATCCAAACAGCAGGATTAACAAAAGCCTGCGGGCATGGAACTGCTAGGAGTACAAAATGGGCGATTATGTTGGACCAAGTCGTTGGAATGATAAAACCGCAGAGGCGAATAAACGCGCCCGCCAATTACGAAATGAAGTGGCAGAAGGCGCAAATGCCCAACGCTATAACTATGTTTTTGGCACTCATTCAGACAGAGGCCGTGCTGAGTATGATGCATTAAACAAAGAGTTGAACGCAAAAGAAGAAGAGGCGGAAGCTTTAGACCAACGTATACTTGATCAATACCCAAAAGGTACAACATCAGGGGGTCGTACTTCTCGCAATCGTGCTGATTACGGTAAACCTGTTGACATTCCCAGTGCAGAAAATGATACTAGTGGAAAGAAAAAAGGGGGCGTAATTCGATCCTCTGCTTCTAAGCGAGCTGATGGGGCTATTAGTAAAGGTCACACACGGTATCGTGGGGATAAATACTAATGGACACACCAGTATGGAATGCAGTTCTCTCCTTACTTGTCGCGCTTTTAGGCTGGGTGTTGAGAGAGAAATCAGCAGAATTGCAACGCGTAACTATTTTGGTAAACCGGACACGGGAAGAGATGGCCAAAGAGTATGTGACAAAAGCAGAAGTCCATGCCGATATCAACAGAGTGCTGGATCGGTTAGACAGGCTGGAAGCAAAGATTGACAGACTGATGGAGAATCAACATGCCAGCAGTTAGTTTGAAACAGAAAAATTTTATGGATGCGGTGGCTCATAACCCTGCATTCGCAAAACAGGTTGGGGTTCCCCAGTCTGTTGGACAGGATTTCAGCGAGGCCAGCAAGGGGCTGAAATTTGGTAAGGGCTCTGGTGACAGAGCTGATCTTCAACGTGTCAACAAGCCTGAGACCAAACACGGCAAAATGGCTTTAATGAAAAAAGGTGGAATCATGGAAAAACACGAAATGCACTCGCATCATATGAAAATGGCTCATCATCACTTGAAAGAGGCGATGAAACACGGCGGCCACGTTAAAAAAATGGCTTCTGGTGGCATGACCACTGGTAAGCACGGCATTGCTGAGAAAAGCGGTATTACTACTGCTAAGATGGGCAAAGCTGAAATGGGCGGTAAGCTCAAACACGGTGAGCATGGCGTCCAAAAGAAAGGTCATACTAAAGGTATGGAACCTAAAATGGGTGCAGCTAAGCCCTTGGGTATGAAACGTGGCGGAAAAGCCTGTTAATTAAGGATCTATCATGAAACATCACGATAAAATTGCCCATCATGGCCACCCTTTCCATAGCGGTGGTACTAAGCACCACGGTAAAACCGAGTTGCACCATGTTCAACACCACCATCCTGAAGAGCATAGCCATATTCATGGCATGAAGCACGGCGGTCACGTTAAGCACCACCATGAGCACATGGCCGACCACATGAAAAAACACGGTAGCCACCATGCAGAAGGCGGTCACATTCACCATCACGAGCATGTTGCTAAACACTTGGCTCACCACGATGGGCACCACATGGCACATGGCGGACATGTTCATCACCATGAGCATGTTAAATCTCATATGAAGCACCACGATCACAGATAAGAGGTTATCATGACTAAACGCAAAACAAAACGTTACGACGAAGGTGGCATGTCTGAAAGCGACGTTAATGAACGTATGGGAGATTCCTATTCTTCCGAAGCTAAAGATACTGATAGCTCAGATAGTGGTAGTTCATCTGCACCGGCAGCTACCCCCACACCGAAAAGCAACATAGTTACTAAAGAGCAGTTAGCTGCTTCAGGTTATGACAACTTGCGTGACTATATGAACGCTAAGCAAGGTTTGAAACGTCGTGACGGTTCTGCGCCTTCAACTGCTAAATCTACGCCTACTACTGTCACTAAAGAAAAGACAACAGTCTCAACTTTACCCCGTGGACAGGCCAAGGCAGTTGATTCACTTAAGGGCATGTTTACTTATGACCCAACAAGAACTCTGCAATATAAAGTTGCAGATGAGGCAACTAGAAAGTCTATGAGGGACAGCGCTGGGATTAAAGATGATAGTAAACCAGCAATGAGAAACCCCCGTACAGGTAGACCTATGGCTAAAGGTGGAATGGCATCTGCATCTAAACGAGCAGACGGCAAAATTACCAAAGGCCATACCAACTGTAAAATGAGGTAATCAAAATGATGGCAAGCCGTGGCATGGGTGACATTAGACCGTCAAAAATGCCTGCTAAAAAGGTGATACATCGCAAGGATCATCCGAACGATGTGTCGCTATACAAAAAGGGTGGCGAAGTCTGGGATAAGCCTAACCCTGCTAAAAAGCACAAGAAGCTTAGCCCTGCTAAGAAAGCCAAAGCAAAAGCAGAGGCTAAAAAAGCAGGGAGGCCTTACCCTAATTTAATTGACAATATGAGAGCAGCAAAATGAGCCTACCTGATTTCCTCCAAAATAATCTTGAGTATCTAATTAATGAATTAGATACTAGAGCAACACACCAACTCATGGCAAACGGTCACGTTGAAGATAGACTTTTGGATATCCTCAACGGTTTAGAAAGCTTTCTTCCCGCACCCGTTGAGGCTCCTGCACCTGCTGTCGCTGTTGATCCTGCTCCTGTTGCTATTGAGACACCAGAGGCAGAAGTAGTGGCAGACCCAGAACCCGTGGTTGAAACTCCAGTAGCTACTGAGGCTGAATAACATGGCAAATACCTCTGGATCAGCATCGTTTAATTTAGACCTCACCGAGATTGTCGAAGAGGCGTTTGAGCGTATTGGTTCAGAGATTCGCACGGGTTACGATTTGCGCAGTGCACGTCGTAGTCTCAATATTTTGTTTGCAGATTGGGCCAATCGTGGTATCAATATGTGGACGATGGACTCAGGTGTTATTAACCTAGTCCAAGGACAGACTACTTATCCGCTTCCCGCAGATACAGTGGATTTGTTAGAGCATGTAATCCGAACACAAGCGAATAGTTCAAGCAACCAAGCTGACTTGACCATCACGCGTATTAGTGTTTCTACCTATGCTACGTTGCCCAACAAAATCCAACAAGGCCGCCCCATTCAAGTGTGGATTCAGCGTTTGGATAGCATGCAGTATGTAACATCGGATACGCTTGCTACTTCGATTGGCGCAACGGATACCAGCATCACTCTTTCTTCTGTGGTTGGCTTGCCCAACACAGGGTTTATTCAAATCGACAGCGAAACCATTTTCTATAGCTACGTAAGCGGCAACACGCTTGGTAATTGCTTTAGAGCACAAAATAATACAACTGCCGCAGCACACACTGCTGGGGCTAAAGTTAGCTATCAAAATTTGCCATCTATCACCGTTTGGCCTACCCCTGACAACGCTCAACCTTATCAGTTTGTATACTGGAGAATGCGCAGGACGCAAGATGCGGGCGGCGGTGTAAACGTCATGGACGTGCCGTTTAGATTTATCCCTTGCATGATTGCAGGCCTTGCATACTATTTGGGCGGTAAATCATCAGATTTACAACGGTTGCCAATCCTTAAAGCTCAGTATGATGAGGCATGGGAACTGGCAGCGCAAGAAGATCATGAGAAAGCGGCGATTCGTTTTGTACCTCGTCAGATGTATATTGGGTCGACCTACTAATGGGAAATAGATTCGCTTCCGGCAAGAACTCGATTGCCGAGTGTGATCGGTGTGGGTTTCGTTTTAAGCTGACTCAGCTTAAGATGGAGGTCGTCAAGACAAAGCTGTATCAATTGTTGGTGTGCCCGCAGTGTTGGGATCCAGATCATCCGCAGTTGCAGTTGGGTATGTATCCTGTGGACGATCCACAAGGTGTGCGTAATCCAAGACCAGACAGGAGCTATGTGGCTTCTGGGTTGTTGGCGGATGGCAGCACGGGTGAGGGTAGTAGGGTTTTCCAGTGGGGTTGGAATCCTGTTGGGGGTTCTCGCAATTTTGATGTACCGTTAACGGAAAATGATTTGATTCCTGCGGTACAAGTTGGTACAGTAACGGTAGCCGTAACATAGGAGTTTATGATGGCCAAGCATGACGATATTCAAGAAGACAAAAAGCTGATCAAAAAAGCTATCAGTATGCACGATAAACAAGAGCATCCCGGTAAGCACACCGATTTGTCTAAGCTCAAAAAAGGTGGCAAGATTCATAAAATGGCCGCTGGCGGTAAAACAAACGCCAACATGCTGAAATATGGACGTGGTATGGCTAAAGTCATGAACCAGCGTTCTTCTGGTAGAGGTGGCTAATATGGCAACTCAGATCAAACCAACAAAAAAGAATAGCCCTGCTATTCATCATGGCGCTAACAGAGATAATAAACCCGCTGATGTTTATGCTAAACCCCACACTATGGATGGGGCGCCTTTGCATTTTCAAGCAGGTGTAGCTGATAACAAAGAGTATTTGCGCAATGCCAATGTTTCTGTGGCCAACAGCCGTAGCAATGAATATCCCCCTACAAAGACTTCAGGTATTGAAATGCGTGGATATGGTGCTGCAACCAAGGGTAAGATGTCTAGAGGTCCGATGGCATGAACTACGCTCAGCTTAAGCAAAACATTCAGGATTACACGCAGAACTACGAATCCACATTCGTAGCGGATATTCCTACGATGGTTGAGCAGGCTGAGCAGCGCATTTATAACTCCGTTCAGTTCCCATCATTACGTAAAAATGTAACAGGAGCTATTTCGCAGTACAACCAATACTTGGCCACTCCAAATGATTTCCTTGCTCCTTACTCTTTGGCTATTTACCCTGTTGGTGGTGGGTCTTATACCTATCTTTTAAACAAAGATGTGAACTACATGCGGGAGGCTTATCCTAATCCAACGGATTATGGTACACCAAAGTATTACGCTTTATTTGGTCCAACTGTTACCGGGGGGAGTATTACAAATGAGCTTACTTTCATTCTGGGTCCTACTCCTGATACTGCTTATACCGCCGAGCTACACTACTATTATTATC